CTGCGTCGCGTGTTCGCGGAGCTACACGCGGCGTTCCCGGCGCCGGCTACCGCAGGGACCATAATCGAAATGGCGCTAGAGCGGGTGCGCGATGCCCAGAACAATCCGGGCGCGCTCAAGAATCCGGGCATGAACGAAGCGATGACGGAGATTGCCTACGTCAAGGGCACCGGCCTGTCGTCGAGGAAACTCGCAGGGTGGCTCAAACGATTCCGCGGCCGGATTGCCGATGGCTTGCGATTGGAAGGCAAGGACACCCGCCTGAATCAAATCGAGTGGTTCATGCGAAATTTGGCGGACGCTCAAAAAGAACCCTGCGAAACCCTGCAAAACGAAGATTGGTGACCGGCCATGCAGGGAAGTGCAGGACTCTGCGGGGTGTTTTAGGTCCACGCGAGCAAACTGTCAGGGATACATGAACGGTAGATGAATGCGAATTTGGGTAACCGGAGTGAAAACTACCCGCGGAATCCTGCACTTCCCTGCAACCACACCTAAATACCGCGCCGGCCGGCCGCCGGCGGAACCAAGCGGAAGAACGGTCCATGACGTCAGAGCAACTAGCAGACGAGATTGCCAAGATGGTCGCGGAAACGAACCATGTGTCCTTTGCGGAACTGATGAGGGAATGGCCGGATCACTTCGCTTACAGAGGTGACGACAGTCGCGCCCTGATGTCGCCAGACAATCCCAACCTGCTTTACTGGACAGGCATGAGCCCCATAGGTGCCGGGGCAATCGATGCTGTGCTCGCACGTACAGGCATTGAACTGCGCCCGACGCAATCGCTCACGTATGTCATCGATGGCTGCATGCTGTCCCTGCCCATTGCCAAGACCAAGCACAAGTACAGGACGCCTCATTGGCAGCCTGCCACTCTCTGCAGGGCTGAAACGTCGAGCGCGCCAGTGACGCGGGCGCGAGCGTGATGCGGCACAACCACCACGGGGGGGGAAGGCTTGCTCTCAACCCTCGATTGGCGGGACCGGCGCTCCCACGGTTCTTTGCTACGTGGATAAGGGAAAAACTTCATGCCGCGAAAATCGGCGAATGAACTTGGTCTGACGGTGGTGCAATCCGGCCGGTTCCCCCGGTTGACGCCGCCCTCATGGCTGCCTCTCTCGGTCAAGAAAGAATTCCTAGACACGGTGAACCGGGCTCCGGCCGAGCAATTCCTGGCGACGGACGCCCCGCTGCTGTGCCGCTACGCCGAATGCCTCGTTTTGGCGCGCCGGGCGCTCTCTGAGGGCGATATTCCCTTGTGGATGCAACTCAGCCGCTTGCAGGGAAACTTGAGCGTGAGGCTGCGCTTGGCGCCGTCGAGCAGGGACAACTCCGCGCGCACGGCGTCGAAGAAATCCCGCGGAATTTCCGCCGGCGAATTTTTGGACCAGATGGGGGACGGCGATGCCGACGAATGAGCAAATTCGCGAGTGGATCGAGGCGCAAGGGATCGTGTTTGCTCCCTGGGAAACGGCGCCGTGGGAGGTGCACGAGGGCGAGGTCTGCCCCTATTCCGATCTGACCTGTATGGGCGCCAGGACTTGGCCGGCGGCGCTGAAACTGCGCGCGCGTGCGATCGCGGCGCTGACGGCGTGACCAGCGCGGCCCGCAATCGTCGCTACAGGGCACGGCAGCGCGCTGGCGCGGTATGCTGGACGGTGCCCGGCGACGACGTGGCGGTGCCGAAGCTCTTGGTCGACGTCGGCGTGCTCGACGCGGCTGCCGTGGATGACCGGGCGGCGATCGGCGAGGCGATCGGCCGATTGCTCGAAACCGGGACGCGTCCCGGCGTGCGAATCGTGTTCGCGGTACAGGACGGTCACGAGAGGTGATTCCATGACCATTCACACGACCGTCGCCGCTGCCATCGGGAACGCCGAGGCCCGCAAGATGGGCCGCACATATTTGGGGTACGCGTTCCACCTGGCCGCGGGCCTGCGTGACGAGGTGCGGCGATTCGAGATCCTGCTTGACCAGCAGAAAACGGCGGTCACGCCCGGCGCCATCACGGACGACGCGATTTCGCCGCTGACGCCCTTCTCTGCCGGGATCATCGAATTGCTGCGTGGCCGCTCGGCGGTGGCCGCGATGCTTTCATCGTTTCGAAACGTGCCGCCGCGCATCAAGATTCCGCGACAGACGACGGGGACGGTCGCGAGTTTTGTGGGCGAGCAGCAGGTTGCGACGATTACGAGCGCGGTTTTCGACAGCGTCACGCTCGAAACGCGCAAACTCAAATCCGCCGTGGTGATCTCAAAGGAACTTGCGATGCGCTCCACGCCGGCCGCGTTCACGGTGTTTCAAAACGATCTGCTCGGCGCGATCGGTTTTGCGCTCGACGACGCGTTTTTGAATCCCGCATATTCCGAAACTCAGGACAGGCCGGCGGCCGTGACGCAAGGCGCCTCGACGTTGGCGTCGAGCGGCTCGACGGCTGCCGCGGCGAGCAATGATATTCACGACCTGATCGTGCTTGCCGGCGGCGAGATGCTCGCGCCGTATTTGGTTATGAAACCGCGCACCGCCGTCGCGCTCGCGCAGCTCGGAATTCCATTTTTGAACGTCGGCTGGAACGGCGGAAATATTTTCGGCGTGCCGGTGGTCTGCACCACAAACGCGCCGGTCAGTCCCAGCAGTCCGGGCGCGGACACGATCACTTACGTCGACGCCGCCGAAATCCTCATGTCGCTCGGCGACATCGAATTCGGCACGTTGACGCAAGCCATGCTGCAGATGTCCGACGCGCCCGACAGTCCGCCGACGGCGAGCACCGCGATGATTTCGCTCTGGCAGCAATATCTCGTCGGTGTGACCGCGCGGCACGCTGCCGTGTGGAAGCGCGCGCACACGACCGGCGTTGCTACGTTGACCGGACTGGAGCTCTGACCATGCTGACCATGGCTGAAATGCGCGCCACCATGGCGCGGCTCGAAAATCCGGCGCTCGACGATGAACTCGACGAGCACGCCGAGGCGCTCGATCGGCTGCGGGTCCGTGCGCCGGTCACGCGCGCCGTGGCGACGCGGCGTGGAAATCCGGATCACAGCATGGCCGGCCAATACGCCGCGCTCGGTTTCAGCGCGGCAGTTTACCAGCGGTTACGCAGCAGCCTGCCGACGATGCGCACGCGCGATTTCGGTATCGAACTCGCACGCAAGAACGCCGGACGTTACTGACGGCACAGGAGGGCGGCTTGCCCAAAGAAAAATACGACCTGGAAACTCCAGACGGCAGAGCGCGATTTAACGCCGATCACCTATTTGAGGGCATGAAGGCCGTCTATTCGGCCCGCGCCGAGGCCCCGCCTTTTGTCCTTAACGTCGTCGCCGTTGCGCTGGCTAGCACCATGGAGATCCAGCGAAGTCTGCGCGTCGAATTGGAACAGCGGATAGCCGCGCTCGAGGCCGCGCCGGCCGCCGATACTGCCGGGTTGGACGTATCCGAGTCGCGTTTCTCGGCGATCGAGCAGCGGCTCGCGGCGCTCGAAACTGCCGGCGCGAAATCGTTGCGTGACGGCGGCGTTTTCGAGCGGGGCCGAAGCTACACGCCCGGCGAGGTTGTCGTGCACCGCGGCCAGTCTTGGGTATGTCGCGCCGAGACGGACGCGCAACCCGGCAGCGATGCCAGTTGGCGCCTGATGACGCACCGACCGAAGGACAAGCGGCGATGATGGATTTCGACGCCGACGCCGACGGCTGGCGCGAATGGGGCGCGTGGATCGTCGCCGAACTCAACGCCGAGATGGCGCGCAACGGTGGCGATATCGCCAAAGCAGCCGAGTTCGTGCAGGCGCTGGAGGATAGCCGCTGCGCGCGGCTGACGGGAGGGCTGAACTGATGACCGATCGTGCGTTGCTCATGGACCTGGCCGCGCAATATAGCGCGCTCCACGGCGAATGCGCGTGGCTCGACCTCGTGGACGAAATCGCCGCGGCGCACCGTGATCGCGTCGAGGCCGAGCAGCTGCGGCGCGACCGGATCGCGACGGTCACGGTGCGCCAGGGGTGAGTCTCGACGGACATGCGTGCCGGGCCGCTCAATCGCCGGATCGATATCCAGCGAAAATCCGTCGCGCCGTCTGAGACGTGGTCGACGCTGGCGACCCGGTGGGCATCGGTGGCGCCGGTGGTCGGGACCGAGCGTTTCGCATTGCCACAGATTTCCGCAACTGAGCAGACTCAGTTTCAGGTGCGGTGGGGGTCCGATATTTCCGATTTGAGTCCGCTCGACCGGATCGTTTATCCGGTCGGATCGACAGACGAAGGCGATATTTACGATATCGCCGCCGTGCATGAACTCGGCCGCCGCGAGGGATTTAAGATCATCGCCATACGACGGCCCGGGACGACGTGACCGATTTTCAACTCAGTATATTCCCCGCTAAAACTCTCGCCTGCAACCGCGAAAACCCCAGCACTTATAAGTTTAGTTTTGTGACAAACCGTCCAACCGAAGCTACATTATGAACTGCCGCGTTGCCGTTATGGCCGCTGACAGAGTGTCGCAGTTTCATCGCGGGGTTTCATATCAGGCGGATTTATAATGAGAAATCCGCAACATTAAATATTCCTAAAAACATGAACGTAGCGTGAAAACCAGTTTAGGCGAGTATTTCCGCCGGTTTGCGCTTGCGCTACATTAGGCGCGTCGGCGTGACGTCATCAGCGCCACGCCGACGCTAACCACGACAAACATTCGAGGTGTTCATCATGGCTAATTCAAACGTACTCCCGATCAACCGTTCCGCCAAGCCTGCTCGCAAGCCGGCCCGCAAGCCGGCCGTAATATCCGACCGCATGGCGCGGCGCATCCGCCTGCAGCACGGCACCGCGCTTCTGCTCGCCGTGATCGCCGCGGCAATGACGACGGTGTCCCTCTCGCATATCGCGGGCGGCGTCGCGCACCTGACCCACGGCGCTATTCCGGCGTGGCAGGCATGGGGCGTCGCCGTCGGTCTCGACGCCAACTACATCAGCATGGAACTGGCCGGCGTCGTCGCCGCCATGCAGCACGTACGGGACCGGCTGCACCGGCTGACCCGTTTTGGCATTCCCGCGGTAATGGGTTTCAGCATGGCGTTGAACGCGTTGGAATTCGCGGCCGGCGCGACGAACGTATGGGAACTCACCGCAGGGATCGCGATGGGCGTCATACTGCCGGCGCTCGTGTTCCTGACTTTCAGGGTGGCCGCCGTCCTGGCGGACGTGTGAGACACCGCCGAATGGTGGGAATTCCCCACCTTTAATTCAGAAGCCCACGGCGTCGTGCCGTGGGCTTTTTTTTGTGCGCGTGCGGGCAGATGCATCTGCCCGCTGTCACGGCGCTTCCGGCAGTTCCCACCGGTCCGACCCGTGCGCCTGCTTGAGCATGGCGGCAATCAGCCTGCCGGCCGTCTCGGCGTTCTTTTCGAGCACCGCGACGCTGCCGGCGAGCGTAGCCGCGCGCGGCCGCACGAGCAGCTTGGCCAACGCCTCGGCGTCGGCGTGCGTGAGCGTCGTCATTCGCTGACCTCCGGGCTGCGGGCGGCATGGGCGAGGGCATCGCGCAGACACCGCGCGGCGGCCACGGCGTCGAGCGCACCGCCGTCCAACTGCCGGGCAATGACGGAGATCTCGAAGCGCAGGCCGATCAGCCGTGCGGTGATCTGCGAGGCGAGACCGAAGGCGTTGCGGCTCTCGGCGTCGGTCGCGTCGTCGGCCGCTTGGTCGAAAATCAGTTCGGCCGTGGTGAGCGCGGCAGAGTCGAAGCGCAGTGTGATAGGGTTTTCGGCAGCCATTGGAGCCTCTCTGTCAGGTTTCGGTGGTCAGGCCTGGCTTGGCGTTCATGCGCCTTGCCGGGCCGCTTTGTTTGTGGATCGTGCTTTGACCCGACGTGTACCTTGTAGCACAATGAAAATCAGTGCAAGCGAATGTTTGCAACGTACACTCAAGGGATGACGGAAAAGATGACCGAGACGATTTCAATTCGGGTCACGCCTTCCATGAAGGCTGCCTTGCAGGATCTGGCCGACGCCGACCGTAGGAAGCTGTCCGCATTCATATCGATCGTGCTGGAGGAATACGTCGAGGCCGCCAAGGCGCCGAAGAAGGCGAAACCCTGATGTCGGTCCGCAAGCGGCCGCTAGGGTATGCGCTAGGAACGGTGACGATGCTCAGGCGATGAATTACAGCAATATCAATATGATAATCGCACTAAACACCCGGAAACCCATTCCGTAACCACGGACTTCGCGGTACTTCGCTACGCACCGTTTTCTTGTTGAAAATCAGGCGTTTCCCTCGTTTCACACTTCGCCGCGCTTCGCCACCCATCGCCTTAAGCCACGGCTTGCGCTAGGGTACGCGCTAGGGTTAGCGAGAAAGCGGGAAACTATGTCCGGAATGCTCAATAGGCTCACGGCAAAGCAGGCCGAGGCGGCGACGGAACCGGGGCGACATGCCGATGGCGGCAACCTTTACCTGAGCGTCACGAAGAACGGCCGGCGATCGTGGGTCTTCATGTTCAAGTTTGCCGGCCGGCAGCGCGAGCTCGGCCTCGGCGCGTTCCTGCCGGCCAAGGTCGAGCGAGGCAAGGCCTACGATTTCGTGTCGCTCGCCACGGCGCGCGCGACGGCAGCACGGATGCGCGAGGCGCTCGCCGCCGGCAGAGACCCGGCAACGGCGCGCGCGAGCTCGTGCGGCGGCGTTCCCACGTTCGGCGAGTTCGTCGACTCGGTGCTGCCGGATATCTGCCGCGGCTATCGCAGCGACAACCACGCCCGTCAGTGGCGGGACACGTTATCGGACGCATACTGCCGACGGCTCCGGACCTGCCGGGTAGACGGCATCTCGACCGAAGACGTGCTTTCGGTTCTCACGCCGCTACTGGCCCGCGCTCCTGAGACAGCGCACCGCGTGCGCGGCCGGATCGAGCGAATGATTGACGCGGCCAGGGCCAAGGGGCTGCGCACCGGCGAGAACCCGGCAAGATGGAAAGGGCACCTCGACGCGCTCCTGCCGAAGCGCCAGAAAGCGTTACAGCAACACCTCGCCGCCATGCCCTATGACGACGTTCCCGCGCTGTATGGCTTCCTGACGCAGCGGGCGGACCTGTCTGCGCTGGCGCTGCGGTTCACGATCCTGACCGGAAGCCGAACGTCCGAAGTGCTCAACGCGATATGGGACGAATTCGACCTCGACAACGCGGTGTGGACGGTTCCCGGTCATCGCATGAAATCCGGCCGGCCGCACCGCGTGCCGCTGTCAGACGCGGCGCTGGAGATCCTCGCAGGCCTGCACCGCGTCTCGGCGTTCGTGTTTCCCGGCCGATGGGTCCGCGCCCCGATGCGCCGCGGCGCCATGTACCTGTTGCTGCGGCGCGCGGGCTATGCCGTCACGGTGCACGGGTTCCGCTCGTCGCTGCGCGATTGGGGCGGCGATCGCACCCACTACCCGCGCGAAACGCTCGAGGCTGCTGTTGCGCATATCGTCGGCGACGCGGCCGAGCAGGCATACCGGCGAGGCGATGCGCTGACGAAACGCCGTGCGCTCATGCAGGACTGGGCCGCGTTTTGCACCGGCGCGCAGGGCGCGGCGAACGTCACGATGCTTGCGGACCACCGTGCGGCCGGGTGATCCGCGGACAGGTACCGAAAAAACTACGATAAAATTTTCGGATAATTGAAACCATTGAGGTTTTTTCGTCGCACGGTATACGGCGACGTCAACCATTGCCGCTCTATCCAACGAAGCGCACCGAAGCACCGCGACGGAGGACGGCAATGGAAAACAAAATTCTGATGAGTGTTCGCGAGTTCATGTTGGTTACGGGGCTCGGCGAGACGACAGTTTACAAGATGTTCAACGAGGGGACGCTCAAGCGCGTCAGGATCGGCCGACGCACGTTCGTGCGGACCGCGGACGTCCACGCGCTTATCGAGGCGAGCACCGTCGAGCCCGCCGCAGCCTGAGCCCTGCAATACGCTGAAATTCCCCGACGGTGACCGGCAGCATTCCGCGGCCGGCGCTGCCAACTGGATGAAATCGTCATGCCAATCAACCATGCTGGGGACGCAAACGCCCCGGCGATTTCTCACCGAGGCGCGCGACGATGCAACAAGACTATGGGCTGACGATCCCTGTGTACCGCATCGCCGCCGTTCCCGCAACATGCGAACGTGACGATGCAACCGAATACCATTTTAACCGGCGGGCGCTATCGGCCGCGCTGGCCGCGCACGGTCGCTGGTAAGGCTTGGCGGCCGCTCCTCCGATTTCCTGACTTGGAGCGCGTCGCGGTGCGCATGGATCGGCTCTATGCCGGCGAGCCGCTGACCGACGGCGAGCGGCGGGCGCTGATCCGCGGCTATGCGATCCTGGAATTCTCAAGCCGGATGGGGCGCGCCTACGACGAACGCGTCGCGCGGGTCGGGGAGTATGTCGCGCGGATCGAGGCCCGCTACGACGTGGGGGACGCGCCATGATGACGTTCACACCTTCGGACTGGCGGGCAGGCCTTGAGCCCCACAATGGATGGAGCGAGGAGGCCGCGAAGGCGGCCGGATGGACCGAGGAGGAACTCGACGCGTGGACCGGCGAGGTCGGCAATAACTTTCCCTACGTCCGCCGTTACCTGAAGTCGACGCCGATGCCCGCGCCTGGCGCGAACGGCGCCGCGCCGGCCGGCGCCGTCGGACAGGCACCCGGCAAGGTCGCGCCGCGGCGTCGCAAGCCTGCGCCGTCACCGGCCGGCGACGTTGCCGGGGTTGCCACACCGCATGGCGACCCCGCCGATGAGGCGCGACCCGCAGTCAGGCTCTCGCATCTTCACGTCACGACTGACGCGGCCGAACGCGCGCTGATTATCGCCGGTACGCCGATCTTTGTGCATGCCGAGCGGCTGCAGCGACCGGTAGTCGACGAGGTCGCGGCGTCCGGCGGCAGACGAACCAAGGTCGCGCGGTTCAAGGACATCACGCCGACGCATATGCGCGACCTGATGTCTCGCGCTATGCAGTTCGAGAAATGGGACGGACGATCGAGCGACTACAAAAAATGTGATCCACCCCACGACGTCGCCGTGGCGCTGCTCGATCGTGCCGGCGAATGGCTATTTCCGGCGGCTGCTGGCGTTATCACGACGCCGACGCTACGGCCCGACGGCTCGATCCTGGCGACCGAAGGCTACGACGCCGAGACGCGGCTGGTACTGATGGCGCCGCCGGCCATGCCGCCGATTCCCGAGACGCCGACACGGGACGACGCGGCTGCTGCGCTCGACCTGCTTGGCAGCCTATTAGACGAGTTCTCATTTGCCGACGGAGCGTCATGGTCCGTGGCGCTGTCCGGGTTGATTACCCCGGTCGTTCGCGGCGGAATGACAGTGGCGCCGCTCCACGTCAATCGTGCGCCAGTCGCCGGCAGCGGCAAGAGTTATCTAGTCGACGTCGCGTCGTGCATCTCGACGGGCCAGATTTGCCCCGTCATCACTCCCGGCCGCACCGAAGAGGAAACCGAAAAACGGCTCGGCGGCATGCTCCTATCCGGGCAGCCGATCGTATCCCTTGACAATGTGAACGGCGAACTGAGCGGCGATTTCCTTTGCCAAGTGATTGAACGGCCGCTCGTGCGGGTGCGGCCTCTCGGAAGATCGGACACGGTGCTTGTTGAGAATAAGGGCGTCATCTTCGCAACCGGCAATAACCTGACCGTCGCCGGCGATCTGGTACGGCGCTCGATCGTTTGCAGCCTCGACACCATGGAAGAGCGGCCGGAATTGCGGGAGTTTTCGCGCAAACCCGTCGAGTTGGTGCTCGCGGATCGGGGCCGGTTCGTCGCCGCCGCACTGACGATCGTTCGCGCATATGTCGCGGCCGGTTGCCCGGATCAGCGGCGGCCGCTCGCCTCATTCGAGGATTGGAGTCGACTCGTACGGTCGGCGCTGTGCTGGCTCGATTGCGCCGATCCCGTAGCCACGATGGACATGGCGCGCGCCGAGGATCCCGAATTGGGCTCGCTGCGTCGCGTGTTCGCGGAGCTACACGCGGCGTTCCCGGCGCCGGCTACCGCAGGGACCATAATCGAAATGGCGCTAGAGCGGGTGCGCGATGCCCAGAACAATCCGGGCGCGCTCAAGAATCCGG